CTCGGGAAGGTCCCTGTTTGATACAGGTCCCTATCTCAAGGAAGATTAAATTCTTCACTCCTTGTACTGCAGGGCCGAACGGCACTGCGATACTGGGTCAAGGGAAAGATGCTGTCGCGTGGGTGGATCTGTGGCGTCAGGAGAGATCGAAACCTGGAGGGTGTGCCTTGGTTAATTCCTTGACATTCCTCTCTAAGGTCTTCGGTCTTCCTTGTACCATAGATACCGATGAGTTACAGGCGCTTGCCTCCAAAACTCGGGCTACGGAGTTGAAACCTCGGGGTGGTGGTCCTTCTAACAAGAAGGTATACCTATCCAAGATTCATCTCCTGCCTGAGCCAGGGGGCAAACTCCGCGTAGTGGCAATAGGGGACATCTTCACACAGCGTGTGTTGAAGCCTCTACATGATCAACTCTTTGCAGTACTTTCTACTATCCAACAGGATGGTACGAGGTCTCAAACTGGATTATTCTCATGGCTGCTTAAGCAGGCCCGAGCTTTTCCGCATCTACCTCCGGTATTCTGGTCAAGTCTTGATATTTCAGCTGCCACGGATAGTATACCCGTGCAGTTGTATCAGATATTCATGGAATGTCTTTGGGGTAATACTCAGCAGGCGAAGCAAATCGCTTCCGCTGTTATCACCCTAATGACTGATCGTGAGTTTACCTTGACTGGTGATCCGATATTTAAATCTATGATCAAGGAATTCCAGACGAAGACTTACCGCTATACGCGGGGTCAACCTATGGGGTTCCTGGCCAGTTTCGGCCTACTAGCACTTGTTAACCATTCACTGGTTCAGTTCGCAGCTTTTAGGGTCAGGCGGGCAGCGTCTCGCTACCGCCTTTCCGTCCAGCGTCATTTCCCAACATTATTCCAGTTACACAACCTTTACGGTGTGACTGGTGATGATGTTGTGATAGGGGAACGGGATGATGAGGCTCCAATAGGTAAAGAATATGTAAATATTTGCAAATTATTACACATTCCTATCTCTTGGGCTAAATCATACTCTTCTTCGTCACTTTTCAACTTCTTGTCACGTACCGTGGTACATGGTGTTGAAGTTTCTCCAATTACTCTGAAGGAGGAATTCTCCATCAAAGACCCTGGTCAGAGGGCCGTACGTTCCGTACGGATCCTCCAACGACGAGATAATGAGTTAGTGAATGATAGTGGATGGCTCCTGAAAGCCGTTAAAACCTTCCTCTATCCTTCC